CAAATTAAACAATGGAAAATTTAACTAAAATTCAAAGGGAACTAAAAGTTCCAAAAGGAAACTTCAACAGTTTCGGAAAGTACAAGTATCGTAGTGCAGAAGATATCTTGGAAGCAGTAAAGCCAGTGTTAGCAAATAACAACGCAAGGCTAACTATTAGTGATGACATAATACTATTGGGTACAAAGGTATTTATTAAGTCAACAGCCACGATTAAAATAGGCGATGAGGTATTAAGTTGTAGTGGTTATGCAGAAACATCTGAACACAAAGGAATGTCAGCAGAACAAACAACAGGAACTGCAAGTAGCTATGCTCGTAAGTATGCTTTAAACGGATTATTTTTAATTGATGAAACAGAAGCAGATGCAGACAATCAAAACGTGACTAACAGTAAACCTACACTGGCTAAAAACACACAAGGATTCAACGATGCTTTAGACTATGTAAAGAACGGTGGTGACATTAACAAAGTAAAAGCAAAGTATTTTTTAACTAAAGAAGTGGAGGATTTACTAAATGTTAAGTAACGAACGATTAGGTAAATTCACAGCATCTTCCATCCACAATTTGTTTGTGGGTGGTAAGGGAGCAACGAAAGATTCATACATAATGGATAAAGCAATAGAGACTGTTAAGGGCTATGCAAAAAGTTTTACAAGTAAACATACCGAACACGGCAATATTAACGAATTAGAAGCATTAGAATCGTTTATAGAGGTAACAGGTCTGAATGCAGTATACTTGGATTCACAATACTTTCCAATTAACGAAAACTGTGGTAGCACACCTGATGCAGCTATTATGGATTTTGATGGTGTAATTTCAGCAAGTATTGATTTAAAATGCCCAACAGAAAAGTTCTTTGAACAAAAAATGATGATGATAAACGATAGTAAGCCAGAGTTTCAGAATGTTCCTAAAGCATATTTTTACCAAGCGCAAATGCAAATGATGAGTTTGAGTAAACACAACGAAAGTTTAGGACATCCACCTGTAACTAATCATTATTTAGTTCGCTATTTAACATCCACGAACTATGATTTTGATGGTAACAAAATTGAAATAGACTTACCATTAAATGTTCGTATATTCTACAAAATAATTCACGCAGATTTAGAAGTTCAAGCAAAGATACTGCAAGAAGTAGAAGCAGCAAGTGAGCAAAGAGATGCATTAATTAACATTTTAAAACAACCAATAATCTAATATGTACAAAGTAAAAGGAAAAATCACCAAAATCGGTGAAGTAGTAAGTGGCTTAAGTAAAGCAGGGAAAGAGTGGAACAAAAGTGAATTCGTAATTGAAACTTTAGACCCTAAATACCCAAAGTTAATTTGTTTTACATTGATGAAACAAGATGAACTTTTAAACCACAAAGTAGGTGGTGAGGTAGAAGTAACTTTTAGTGTTGATTCTCGTGATTACAATAATAAATGGTATCACAATATCAATGCAATAAGTTTGAGCAAAGCACACGATAGTTCAAATTTACCATTTTAATTTAAACAGCAGGGCAGTTAATAGCTGCCTTGCTTAAAAAAAAAACTATGACAGTATTAGACTTAATTGAAATTTTAGAAGATATGCAGCACGATTTACAGGTTATGTATAAAGTTACTGCCAATTCAAATGGAATGATAACTTTTGCAGCCATAGAAGATGTTAGCGAAGTTACAACACACGAAACTAACCAAACATTTGTATTACTTGAAACAAGGTTTAAGCATAATAATTTAAACTAATATGAAAGACAAAAAATGCAAAGTTTGTCAGGTAATATTTACTCCTTATAAATCAACGCAGGTAGTTTGTACTCCTAAATGTGCAATTGAACTTGCTTTTAGTAAGCCAGTAAAGAGCAATATTTTAAGACTTGAAAAAAAAGTAAAGCTACAAAAGTTAAAGACATATACTCAAAGAGTAAACGAGGTGAAGGTTATATTTCAAAGGTGGGTACGAATGCGTGACAAAGATTCACCTTGCATAAGTTGTGGCATCAAAGAAACTAAACTTTGGGATGGTGGGCACTACAAAAAAGCAGAGTTATATCGTGGTGTAATCTTTCACGAATTTAACGTAAATCGACAATGCCGCAAATGTAACAATTATTTAAACGGAAATGAAAGCAATTATAGACAAGGATTAGTAAATAGAATAGGTGAACAAAAAGTAAAAGATTTAGAACTACTTGCAGAAGAAACAAGAGTATATAAGTGGACAGATTTAGAATTAGAATTTTTAAAAATAAAATACAAATAACAAATGGAAAAACAGGAAATAATCAGTAAAATAATTTTCGAGGCTGAAAGAAAAATAAAGCAAAACACTGGTATAGTAGTATCACTATTTTGCAAGAGTAAAGAAGTAAATAGCGACAATGAATTAGCACGAATAATAGTAAAGTTATGTGCAGATGAATACGGAATCCCTATTGAAACATTAATCGCAACTACCAGACATCGCTTACAATGCGAAGCAAGACAAATCTCAATGAAATTAGTCAGAGATAACACGACATTAAGTTTAAAAGAAATAGGTGAACTTTATATGGCTAAAAGAAAAAACCAACCACCTGCATTAGGAAAAGACCATACAACTATTATTCACGGCATCAAAACCATTGACAACCTATTAAGCTACGACAAGTTAGTAATTGAAAAATATAACCGAATATTAGCAGACTTTAATAAAATAGTTAATTGTTAGCATCTTGTGTTTTGAAATGAAATAAAAGTATTATATTTGCAAGAGTTAAAAGATGTCAGAGCCCTTTTAGCAAACTATCATTAATTTCCATTAGTTAATTAAATATAGGCAAATTCCCCAAGTAGCTCTGACCTGCTTGGGGTTTTGTCGTTTTAGGAATTATGAAAAAAGTCATCACACAAATCAAAAATTATTTTAGCCAAAGTTTTAATCAAAACAAAACTATTTGGTTCACTGCTTTTTATTGTAATGGTAAAGCAAAAATGAATGTTTTATCACATTATAAACTTAATCAAATTCAGCTATATTCATTTAAAATGGATTCAGATATTAATATACCTGTTATAGTTTTACAAAAAGAAGATGCAATTGAATTAGTTAGACGTTTAAATTTAGAAATTAAAAAACTAAATTATTAATTATGGCAAAGAACTTTCCTTTTTTTAAATTTGTAGCTACGGAGTGGCTTACAGGTGATATTGTGTATGAAGAATTTAGCACACAAGGTTTATTTATTAATATATGTGCTTTATACTGGCAAAGAGATGGTAAATTATCTCTTGATGACATTAATAAAAGATACAAAACTGAAATTATAAACAATTTAATTGATAGGTTTTTTGATGTTATTGATGGTAATATTAGTATTAATTTTTTAGATGAGCAGTTAATTGATGCAGGTCATATTTCAAAAGTAAATAGTGAGAATGGTAAAAAAGGAGCGGAAGCAAAGCGAATTAAAGCGAACGCTAAGCGACCGCTAAGCCAACCTTTAGCGAATTCAAGCAAAGAAGAAGAAGAACAAGAAGAAGAAAAAGATATATTACCACAATATATTTTTAATTATAAAAAATGTACTGATATACAATTTGTAGAAGAATTATCAAAGTATAAAGATTCATACAGTAAAAAAACTTTAAATGCTTTTTACATTTATTGGTCTGATAAAAATGAAAAAGGTAAAATGAAACTTGCAATGCAAGATACTTTTGAAATAAATAAAAGATTAGTTACTTGGCAAAACAATGAAATTAAATTTGGTAAGCCTGAAACAATTGATTCAAGAAACCCTAAAAACTTACCAATAGAACTATGAAAATAACACGCATAAACGACAAACACATAATGGATGAGATAATGTACTTGCGTGAAAACAACACATCAAATTTATTAAGTACAGGTTTTGAAACATTAGACCAATTTTATAAGATTAGACCAACTAATACAACTATTATTTATGGTTATCCTGCAAGTGGTAAGAGTGAATTTGCTTTACAAATGTTAGTTGGTTTATCTGCAAAAGGTAAAAAACATTTAATCTATACACCTGAAACTGGTAATGCTGCAGAGATATTTTGTGAGATAGCACATAGCTTAACAGGTAAAACATTTGATAAAAGATTCTCAAACTACATAACCGAAGCAGAAATTTACAGAGTTCAAAACCATATATCAGAACATTTCACTATTATTGATGATGATGGAATAAAAGGATTAACTTTGGAGCATTACGAAGAAATAATAAAAGAAGTAATAAAAGATGGCAAAGGTTTAGACTGCACTCTAATTGATAATTTTAATGACTTGGAACATAAGACAGCAGATTTAAATAGTATTGCATCGTACTTACCTAAATTCATATTGGATTGGAATCGTATATCAAGACAAAATAAAATACATTCTTTTATGGTTTGCCACGCACGAAATCCAAACGGACTTAAATCAGGTGAATTACCAAAAGCACCAAGTGTGTATGAAATAAATGGAGGTTCTGCTTGGTATGCAAAAGGTCAAAGTATGATATGTGTAAATAGGCAATACGAAGAAATAAACGGAACAATGAAACAATCTAATACAGTTGATATAGATATAAAGAAAATTAAACCTAAAATAGTTGGTAAACGTGGAACAGTAAATTTAGACTTTGACTTTCCTAAAAAATGCTACTACGAAACAATTAATGGAATAATAAAAACAGTTGATACTGGCTTTAAGACATCTTATGAAATACCTGCTGAAATAAAAGCAAGGATAGGAGAAAAAATAGCAACACAAGCAAACTTTGATTTAAACACAGCGCCATTTTAATTATGACATTCAACGAATATAAATCAATTCAAAATATAAGGAGTAATGAGTACAAGAACTTACTTGTAGAAATTAATAAATACTTCTCACTATTTGGTTCAGATAACCACAATAAAGATTTATTCTTTGATTTTTGGGAGTTTAATTCATTTATAGAGCAATTTGAAGTTAAAGTGATAAAGTCACAAGGGACACAAAAAGAAAACGGATTAAAGCATCTTGAAACACTTTACAGAATGCAGGAGTTTAACGCACGAGTATTCGCAAAGTTTAATTATGAGAATGTATTGTTTAGGGCAAAGTCAAAAAGATTGCAAAAAGAACAGTTTGTTTTCATTGAAAAAATAGATGAACTGCAAAAAGAAATTAAATTATTAAACAACTTAAAGGAATTTTAAATATGGAAAATATAAAAGAAATAAAAGAAAAAGAAGAGATTGAATGCAAGTATAATTTTTATACTTATGCAAATAAAATAGAATCATTTTGCGAAACTTGTGAGGATGGTGATAATTATGAACTTAACTATAATAAAAATAATATGGAAAAAATAAGAGTATTAAACCTTTATGCCTGTTTAGGTGGTAATCGTTACAAGTGGGATGAGGTGGCAGATATTGAGGTAACAGCTGTTGAACTTGACCAAGAAGCAGCAAGGCTTTATCAAGAAAGATTCCCAAATGATATTGTAATAATTGCAGATGCACATCAATATTTATTAGACCATTACAAAGAGTTTGATTTTATATGGAGTTCACCACCTTGCCCAAGTCATAGTAGAGCAAGGTATTGGAATAGTTCAAATTACGATACTACAACAAAACCAATTTATCCAGATTTAAAATTATATGAGGAGATTTTATTTTTACAACATTATTTTAAAACAGGTAAGTTTGTAGTTGAAAATGTAATACCATATTACGAACCATTAATACCTTCTATAAAACGAGGTAGACATTTATACTGGACTAATTTTAATTTACCAATAGATTTAAATGATAGAAGATTTGCAATAAGTCAAACTAAAAACGAACTTAAAGGATTATGTGATTTTCATAATTATGATTTTAATAATTATAAAGGAGAACAGTCTGTTTTAAAAATGGCACGTAATTTAGTAGACTATGAAGCAGGTAAAACAATATTTAAAACTGCTTTAGGAATAATACAAAAATCAAATTCAAAGCAATTAGAACTAATTTAAACGTAGTTTATAACTTGTGTAAAACATAAAATAGATTAAGTTCTATTTTTGAAGCATCAAATTATTGGTGCTTTTTTTATTTAAAAAATTTTGACACGAGAAGAAATAATTAACCACATTTTAAGCAATGATAGTTTCAGAACTACTTGCTATAAGATAAATAAGAAGTATTGTGAAGACATATTTCAAGAAGTGTGTGAGCAAATTTTAACGATTAAAGAAGACCGATTACCAACCAAAGAGCATCTGTCTTTTTGGTTTTTTTGTGTGGCACGGAACATAATTAGTAAGCAAGGTAAGTTAGGATACATCATTTATAAATACGAAGATTACGGCTATATCTATTCAAAGGAAGATACACACCAAGAAGCAATAGATGAGGTGTTAGAAGAAGAAGAAATAGGCTACAATGTAGATTTGCAAAGCATCGAAGAGTTTATGCTTGAGTTAGATGAGATGGATAATCGAATACTACTACACTATAACGAGTTAGGAACATTGTCAAAAGTTCATCGTGCTACAGGCATCAGCTACGAAACTTTAAGGAAAGCAAAAAATAGAATAAAGGAATATTCCAAGATATTAAAGAAATGAAAATATTAGTTCTAATACCAAGTTACTCGGAAACAAAGCCAGGTGAAAAGTCAACATTAAACGGAGTTGATTACCATAGGTTACTTAATCCACATAAAGCATTAGCAAAGTTTTATCCAAACGAGATTGACTTATATCAAGTAGGTGACATTGATTCAGATATTATTGATGGAGTTGATTCAATTGAATTTATAAAAAGATTTGATTTAGTTGTAGGCAATAGAACGATGTCTAAGATATTGGAATCAAAAAAGGTAGCTGAAAAAATAAAGAAGTCAGGTGTTAAATTCGTGCTTGATATGGATGATGACTTTCAATTACCAACCAATCATATTTTATATAATGTATCTAAAAGAGATGGAATAGGAGGAGATGTAAAAGATTCTATTAAGTATGCTGATGTAATAACTTGTACTCATCAATTATTAGCAAATGAAATAAACAAAGAATTTGGAAAGAAAGAAACATATTTAATTCCTAATGGATTGCCATCATTTGCACAATTTGAACCAAAACCGTTTAAAACTGATTTAAGTGCTGTTTTTGGATGGAGTGGTTCAATAACCCATTTTGAAGATATTATGCTAATGCACGACAGTTTAGCGGCATTATATACCGATTATAGATACAAGGATAGTTTTAAAATGATTTATGGTGGTTACGCAAAAGGAGATGGTGAAAGTGAAGCAATGCTTGGAGTTCTATCTTGTAAAGGTAAAGCAAGTGAATCTAACTTTGAAATATTCCCAAGCACTGATGTACACAACTATGCTTACTTCTACGATAAGATAAACGTGGCACTAATACCTTTAAAGAATACTCGTTTTAATAATATGAAATCAAACCTTAAACTATTAGAAGCAGGATTTAAAAAGAAAGCAGTAATAGTTTCTGATGTTCATCCGTACAATACTTTACTAACTGATAAAAATTGCTTAATAGCAAAGAATAAACACGATTGGTACAAACAAATGGTAAAACTAATCCGTAATCCAAATATGATAGAAGACCTATCCGAGCAATTGTATTTAGATGTCCAGGTGCAATCAATAGAAAAAATAGCTGAATTAAGATATAACGCATACAAACAAATATTAAACAAATGATAATAATAGCAATAGGAATAGCAATGGTTTTCGTATCGTTCTTTTCACTTACTCAATTCCCAAAATGGTTAGACTTTAAACCATTCAACTGTATAGTGTGTCTAACCTTTTGGGTGTGTGTAGTTACTTATGTTTTCAATTTGCAAACTTATGCAGAACCATTTGCATACGCAGGATATGGTGCTTATGGTTCAATAATATTAAAACGATTATTATTTAAATTTTAATTATGAGAAGATACGAAGAGATATACAACGAAATGCAAGGTGCATTGTTAGCAGATGAACGATTCACGATACTTGAACTACTAAAGATATTTGACAAAGAAAGTAGTTGGTGTGGAACAAATTATCAACTAATCAGAATCAAAGAATATAGTCAAGAGATTACAGGTATTAGGTCTGGCGATTGTCAAGGATGTATGATTCAAGCAATGAAGAATATGGTAAGATTCGTGAATAAATACGAGTTAGATAATCCAAAACAAATAACAATAGATGAAGTAATAGAAAAAGAACACACAAGAAGAAACTTATACCAAAATAGAAAAAAATGATAACCGACAAAGAATTTTTAGAAGCAGAATTAAAGATGGGAATAAGTCCATTTAATCAAGACTTTATTAACTTATGTGATGCAACAGTAGATGCAATATCAAAAGAGATAATATTTGAGTCAGTATTAGATTATGGTGCAGGAGTTGGCGCATATAGTAACTCTTTTTACAACAAAGGGTATAACATCGTATGCTACGAACACTTTGCAGCACATCGTGATTATATGGCAGAGAATTTACCACATTTAGTTGTACTGCCAAAACCAATCACTACTGATTTGCTTGTGTTTATAGAAGTTTCAGAGCATATGACTGACAAAGAACTTAAAGCACTATTTAAGAAAATAAAACCAAAGCATATATTATTTAGTTCCACACCAAATAAAACCGAAGGAGATGCTGAATGGGGACATATCAACATTAAAACTGAAGAAGAGTGGAATCAATTATTTGAGAAACTTGGATATAAACTAATCAAAAATATTAACGTGCCAACAACCTGGACAAGATTATACGAATCAATATGAAAGAATATATAAATCATCCACAGCACTATGGTGGGGTAAATAATATGTTTGAGCCTATAAAGGTAATAGAACACTATGATTTAGGGTTTATGCTCGGAAACGCAATAAAATACATATTGAGAGCAGGAAAGAAGGATGACAAAATACAAGACTTGGAAAAAGCATTATTCTATCTGCAAAGAGAAATAACTAATTTAAAAAAGAAATAAAATGAACAAACAAAATATTACACTAAAAAAAGCAATGTTAGAAGCATTAGAGAAAACTCTTGGCATTGTGACTACAGCAGCTAAATTAGCAGGTATTGAAAGAAACACACACTACACTTGGTTAAGGGAAGATGAAGCATACAAAGAAGCAGTAGAAGGCATAACTGATATGGCTATTGACTTTGCTGAATCACAACTAAATCAATTGATGCAAGGAGCAACACACGAAGTTGTTACGCATAGAGGAGATATAGTAGAAATTAAAGATGCACCAAATCCGAGTTCAATAATATTCTATCTAAAAACTAAAGGTAAAAAACGTGGATATGTTGAAAAGCAAGAAGTGGAATTATCAGGTGAAAGAGAAATTTTTAAAGGTCTTGATTTAAACATCAGAGAAAACAAAGAAAGTCAATAAAACCGTTTGTCTACACGATGGACAAATCGCATTTATGTTAAAAGAAACCACAGCACAAGTAAAGATATCTAATTTAAATAAAAGGATTAGAATAGTACAAGGCGGAACTTCATCTTCCAAAACATTTAGTATTATACCTTTGCTGATAGACTATGCTTATAAGAATCCTAATAGCGAAATAAGTGTAGTAGCTGAAACAATTCCACAAATCAGAAGAGGTGCTTTAAAAGACTTCTTAAAAATAATGGATTGGATTGGATTCTATAACGACAATCAATTTAATAAGTCTACTTTAAAATACACTTTTAAAAATAAATCCTATATTGAATTCTTTAGTGCTGACCAACCAAACAAATTACGAGGAGCAAGGAGAGATGTGCTGTTTATTAATGAAGCAAACAATGTAAACTTTGAAGCATATCATCAGTTAGCGATTAGAACAAAGAATTTCATATATCTTGACTTTAATCCAAGTAGTGAATTTTGGGTACATACTGAATTGTCAAATGATAAAGATGCAGACTTAATAGTTTTGACCTATAAAGACAATGAGGCATTAGATGAGGCATTAGTCAAGGAGATTGAGAAAGCACGAGAGAAAGCAGAAACAAGTTCATACTGGGCAAATTGGTGGAAAGTTTATGGATTAGGGCAAATCGGTTCACTTGAAGGTGTAGTGTTTGACAATTGGAAACAAGTGGATGCAATACCTGCTGATGCAAAGCTATTAGGATACTCAATGGATTTCGGGTTCACGAATGACCCTACTACGTTAATGGCTATTTACAAAATGGATAATGAACTTTACATTGATGAATTACTGTATAGAACAAATATGACTAATAACGACATCGGTAATTTTATGAAGTCAATAAATATAGTAAGACCATACGACATCGTAGCTGATTCAGCAGAACCTAAATCTATTGAAGAATTGAGAAGGCAAGGATTCAACATTCAACCTGCAAGTAAAGGTGCAGATTCAATCAAGATAGGTATTGACATATTAAAGAGATACCAAATGAATGTTACTAAACAATCAACAAACACAATCAAAGAATTAAGAGCATACCAATGGGAGAAGGATAGAGATGGCAAACTAACAGGTAAACCAATTGACCATTCTAATCACGCAATAGATGCAATACGATACTTTGCTTTAAATAAACTTAACAATCGACCACAAGGCAAGTATGCCACAATAAGAGTATAATCAGATTATAACAAATAACCAACTAAAATATATTATTTAGAAATGAAATTAGAGAATTTAACAATAGGGCAGTTCATTCAATGCAAGACAATATCTGAATTTGAAACCGATGTTTTAGACAAAAGTATTAAAATGTTATCAATAGTAACAAACAAGACTTTTGATGAGATTGAAGCTATGCCTGTTAATGAATTGACTGATGCTTTAAAGCAGTTTAACGAGATTGAAAAGCTAACTGATACAACTAAAGTTAGAATGAAATTTAAAGTTAAAGGCAGAAGATTTGAGTGCATATGGCAAACGCAGAAGTTAGGAGCAAATCAATACATAGATGCTACATCGTTTTGCAAGAATGAGAAAGAAATCGTGAATAACATTCATAATATTTTAGCAAGTATTTGCGTGGAGAGAACTTGGTATGGCAAGAAGATGAAATACAATCCTGAAAATCATAAAGAGATTGCAGATTTGTTTTATAATCATATGAAGATTACCAGTGCTTATCCGATTATGCTTTTTTTTTGCAAATATTTCGAGGAATTGCACAACAATATCCTAATTTATTTGGAGGAGGCAGCAGAGAAGTCAATGAAGATGGCAATGAATCACCCCAAAGTGGTAGAAGTTTTGAAGAAAAGTGGGGGTGGATTGCAGTCATAAACAATATGTCAAATAACGATAGAAGTAAATGGGACTTTTATTTTGATTTGAATGTGATTGAGTTCTTGAATACAGTTGTATTTTATAAAGACAAAAGCGAAGAAGATAAACGATTATGGCAAAAGGCACAGGCGCATCAATAGGTAGTAAATATGGGTCATCAGTAGATAACTTTCAAAAGGAGTTAAAAAGTGGTGCTGATAAAATTATGATTGATTGGGCAAATGAAAGCATAGCTATAATGCGAAAGATATTAAAGCAAAAAACAAGGATAAAAGATAGGGGTAAGTTAATAGCTGACCTTGCTCCGAAACCTTATCCTATGGATGCTAATGGTAACATAAAAATTGAGATTGTTACTATGCAAGACCATTGGGAGTTTTTAGACAAAGGAGTAAAAGGAGTTAAGAGTAGCGCAAAAGCACCTAACTCACCTTTTAAATTTAAAAATTTAGGAGTACCAAAAATGATGCTACGTTCATTTGCTGATTATGCAGCAAGAACAGGTGTAAGAGAAATAAAAGGAACTACATTAGCAACAAAAGGTAAAAGCAAAATACAAGCAGGTAGAGACATATTAAAAGTAGCAAAACAATTAGCAATAGCAACAAAGATAAGCGGAATAAAAGCAGTTAATTATGTTGAACCTGCAGTCGGTAAAAAAAGATTAAAGATATTATCAAAAGCAATGAGTAAAGAAATAGGAA